AGTCCGCCACTTGGCAGTATCGTTGCTCGGCCAGGAATAATGCCTGGAGAAATGGATTTTCCTCGGCCTAGATTTCCTGATCCTATGCCTAGATTTCCTGAGCCTACGCCAATGCCTAGGCCAATGCCTGGACGGCCAGATCAGAGAATTCCGCAGCCACCCGCAGGCGCAGGCTCTCTTTTTGCTGAGCCAGACAAAGCCGGCTATAACCGTATATTGTCTAACCTGTACCAAGACCAATACAGAAACCAGCAAAACCCATACGCCGCTCAAGCCGACTATCTAATGAATCGTCCGGTTTATGATCGTGGTCCTCGTACTGATGACCCTATGTTTGGGTTTCAACCAAAGAAAGATCCCTTTGCTACGATGGCTGGACAACAACCTATTCGAGATGCTGCTAATGCTGCAGCTGCGGCAGCTGCACAGGCTCAACAAGATCAACTTGCAGCAGACGAAGCTGCCGCCGCACAGGCTGCTGCCAATGCTGTGACTGCAGAAGAAGCTGCAATTGCCCAGGCTGAGCAAGAAAGAATTGCTGTAGAACAAGCAGCCGCTGCCCAGGCTGAGCAAGAAAGAATTGCAGCAGAAGAAATTGCTGCCGCGCAAGCTGCTGCTGCCGCTGGACAACAAGAGGCTGCTGCTGCTGCTGCTGCTGCACAGGCTGCTGCAGAGGCAGAATCAGCCGCACTAGCTAAAGCGGCTGAGGATCAAAGATTCGCTGACATGCAAGAAAGAATGGCGGCCCTAGATGGACGGTTTGGTGGTTTTGAGGGACGCTTTGGCGGCTTTGATCCCGCCGCTATCCAGGCAAATATAGCAGCTGCTCAAGCCGCCGCTGCCGCTAACGCCGAAACTATTGCGGGCACTCCTGCGGTAGATCCAGACATGCAGGCTCGCATTGATGCAATGCAAGGACAGTTGGGTAACTTTGGCGGAATACTAGATGGCTTTGATCCGGCAGCTCTACAAGCTAACATTGCTGCAGCACAAGCTGCAGCTGATGCTAATGCTGCAACTATTGCAGATACACCAGCAGTGGACCCAGGCATGCAAGCTCGTATTGATGCCATGCAAGGACAGCTAGGTGACTTTAGTGGACGCTTTGGCGGCTTTGATCCTGCAGCTCTTAGAGCTCAGATTGAAGGTCTTAGCCTAGGCACAGGTGCAGGAAGCGCAACTCCTCCTGGTTTTGTAGCACCTACAGATAGGACCGTGCAAAAAAGCAGAGAAGGCGTCGTTGGTCGTAACCTTGGTGGAATAGACAACGATGCTATTAGAGCTCGCATTGACGCTTTACAGAACGGGACGCCTTCTCCGACTGGTGGCCCTTCCCCTTCTGGCAATAACTTTTTAGAGGGGTTGTCACAACAACCACCTATGGATGAGAATACTAGAAGGCGTCTTGAGTCTTCTAAGAGATTTGAGTATGGTGGGGAATCCCCTTCTGGCAATAACTTTTTAGAGGGGTTGTCACAACAACCACCTATGGATGAGAATACCAGAAGGCGTGTTGAGTCTGGTATGGACGGTAAAGGTACTGATAATCGCAAACCTTACGTTGACCCTAGCTCGCTATTTAGTGACCCTGGTTTAGGTGGCGGTGGAAGTAGCGAGCCCCCTCTGAGGTACGAACCTATACGGACCCCCAGACTAATGCCTGGTATTCCTCAAGGCCCCGTGATAGAAGGGCCAGGATTTACGAACCCAACTCCAAAATCAACTTCAGCGTCTGAGAACTGGGCCGACGCATATGTTGAGCAGTATCCTGAGTGGGATGACACACAGAAAGCTGAAGCTAGAGCTTGGGCAGTAGAGAACTATAATCGCAAGGACGGCGAAGAGGGTACAATGCCTTCGTGGATGATGGACTCTGATTTCTTAAAAGGCTTTGAAGCTGCTAACAAAACGAGACCTAAGCCTAAGCCTAAGCCTAAGCGTCAGCCCCCAAGATCAGGGCCTAAGCCTAGGCTTCAGCCTAAGACTAAGACTAAAGCGCCGTCGGCTCCTAGATCAGGGCCTAAGCCTAAAGTAATTTCAGATCCGGTGAAGCCAAAGAAAAAGGCTGTTCCACGGGGAAAAATAACTGATAGACGAACCAAAAGACGAGGAAGATAAAATGATGAACAAGAAAATGCCTGGTTACAAAAATGGTGGCTCTGCAGCTAAAGGAGCTAAAGAAGTTATAGCGGCAATAAAGCGGTTAAGAATGGAAAGCGGTGCCGCGATTTCTGAAAAAGAAGTTGATGGGATTGTAAAAGAATTATTGAGGGAAGAGTCAGGAGCTGCGATCACTAAAGCAGAAAGAGAAGCCGTTAAAAAAACTGTTTTGAATGCTGCGAGGCAGAAGCCCCGAAAAATGAACATGGGTGGAGCTGCCGCCAAAAAAATGAACATGGGTGGAGCTGCTGCCAAAAAAATGAACATGGGCGGCGCTGCTACCAAGAATAAGCGACCACCTTCAAGTAGCAACTGTGGCTTGTACGGAAGAGTGCAGGGCAAGATGGGCGGTGGTAAGATGAAGCCTATTGGAATGAAGGGCGGTGGTATGCCTAACATTGGAAGCAACTTGCGGAGACCGTAATGGCTGTAAGCGGAACTAAAACATTTGAGCTAGATGTAGCTGAATACGTTGAGGAAGCATTCGAGCGATGCGGCCTTGAGCTGCGTACTGGTTATGATCTCAAGTCCGCTAACCGATCCCTAAACCTCATGTTGGCAGAATGGGCCAACAGAGGTCTCAACCAGTGGACCGTTGCCCAGAAGGCAATCCCTATGGTTGTAGGTACGGTTGAGTACAGCGTGGACGCCACAAACCCTACTTCGACTATTGATGTGCTTGATGTATTTATCAGAGAGACGATTGGCGGCAGAGCCACTGATGTTCCTTTAAGTAGAATGTCCAGGGCAGAGTATTCGCACCTAGCGACCAAAGAATCTACCGGCAAGCCGAACCAGTTTTATATTAATAAACTGTTGACGCCTACCATTACCCTTTGGCCTTCGCCTGACAAGAACAGCACCTATACGGTGTATTGTAATGCGTTAACCAGGATGGATGATGCTGGCGCTGGTGTTAATACAATGGACCTACCTTTCCGTTTCTATCCGTGCCTTGCAGCAGGATTAGCTTATTACCTGGCACTCAAGAAGGCGCCAGAGAAGGTTGGCATGCTAAAGCAGATGTATGACGAGGAATTTCAGCGAGCACTATCCCAGGATGAAGAGAGGGCGTCGTTTAGAATAGCGCCCGATCTACGCGGATATAACATTGCCTAATGGCCTTTGCATCCAATAAAAGAGCATACGGGATCTGTGATATCACAGGATTTCGGTATCGCCTAAAGGATATGAAGAAGACCTGGGACGGTCTGCTAGTAGGGCCAGATCAATGGTCGCCTAAGCAGCCGCAGCTCATGCCTAAACCGACGCCTATAGATCCCCAGGCATTAAAGGACCCAAGACCAGACCCATCTTCAGATGGAAATGACAACACTGTCTTTACCATGTATACAAATATTGGTAATGGTATTTTAGGTACAACTTTGCAAACATTTGCAATAAGTGCTAATGTAGGATCTGTGGAGGTAACTACAACATGAGCTTTACATTAGCAACTTTAAAATCTACGGTGCAAGAATATTTGCAAGTAAATGAGACCACGTTTAACGACAACTTGGACGAATTCATTCGAGAATCAGAGGATCGCATATTCTCTATGGTTCAGCTGCCAGAGCAGCGGAAGAACGTCCAGGGCACAATGTCACTGAACAATCGGTTCTTAGCCACACCCTCAGATTTTTATGCACCTTTTTCTGTGGCGGTTATTAGCTCAAACGTCTATTCGTATCTGATGTTTAAGCACCCGTCATTTATAAAGGAGTATAGCCCCGATACTACTGTTACTGGACAACCCAAGTATTACAGCTTGTTTGACAACACCGCGTTTGAGGTAGCACCAGTGCCGGACGCAAATTACACTGTAGAGCTGCATTACTTATATAAGCCCGCTTCGTTGACTTCAGGTGCCTCTTCAGGCACCACACTGTTGTCTACGAAATATAGCGACGCTTTGTTGTACGGTACATTAGTTGAAGCAGCAGTGTTCCTTAAAGAAGCCCCCGACGTAGTTGCCACCTTTGAGACCAGGTTTAAAGAAGCCCTCACTCGCATGAAGAATTTGAGTGAAGGCCGAGAGACCAGGGATGAATATAGGTATGACTTACTACGCACGGGCGTGACTTAATGAAACCAATAAAAAAACTTAAAGGCAAGAAAATAGCATTAGTAGGATTAGGCGCATCACAGATTGACTTTGTGATTGGCTTAGAAAACTCGAAAGAATGGGACGAGGTTTGGGTCATTAATTCTGCCCTGGCTGCGTTTGATTACGATCGAGTGTTTATGATGGACCCAGCGAGCCGGTACTTGGATACTGATGATGCAGGCAACCAAACCGATGTTATGCGTAAGCTGCTGCCCCTGGTCACTAAACCTATTTACTCCTGCGTGCTAGATGAGCGCGTCCCCGCTATTGTTGAATACCCCCTGGCTGAGGTTGCTACTTCATCCAAGTGCGCGTACCTCAATACAACAGCAGCCTATGCAGTGGCCTTTGCCCTATGGAACAAGGTGGGACAAGTGGACCTATTTGGCATGGACTTTAGTTACAAACACAACATTCACTTTGCCGAGGCTGGCAGGGCGTGCATGGAGTTTTGGCTATCTAAGTGCATATCAGCGGGAATCGTTATTGGCGCGTCCCCCAGGTCTTCTTTGCTGGATAGCGATGTGCCAGTAACTGAGCGCCTGTACGGCTATCACCGGCTGGATGATCCTATGGTTGCCATGCCAAGCCCAGAAGGTAAGTGGATATTATGCCCTCGCTCCAGGTTGGCTGAGATGGTTGCTAAGCACAAGATGAAGACGATAGAACTGCCCTCCTCACCAGAGCCATACAAAGGATGATGAAGGATAATATAGGTCTTGGCATAGGCCAGGTCATGGTTACGACAACCCACAATCGTGGCCATGACCCAGAGTTTTGGGCGGAACAGACGACTAATAGGATATGCGGAATATCTGAGCAGGCTGCCCCGCATATTAAAGAACAAGCCTTAGCTTTCCGAACCGCAGTTTATAATGTAATATTAGCAGGCATGAGAAGCGCAATTGCTTCTGACCGTGTTACAGTGTCCAATAAACTAAAAGAAATTGGTCACGGTGACGTTGCTAAATTTTTAAAGGAGCTGTAACGATGGCTATATCTTCAGCAATATGTACGTCTTTCAAACAAGAGCTTTTGGTAGGGACGCACAATTTTACTAACTCAACCGGCAACAGTTTTAAGCTGGCGCTCTATACGTCTTCTGCATCTTTGGGTGCGGCTACTACTGCGTATGTTACAACAGGCCAGGCTACCGGCACCAACTACACTGCCGGCGGATCTGCGCTAACTAACGTAACGCCCTTCGCAACAGGCACGACTGCGGTTTGTGACTTCAATGATTTGACGTTTTCAACTGCCACTATAACTGCTCGTGGATGCCTAATCTATAACGACACGAATGCAGATAAAGCTGTTTGTTCGATTGATTTTGGCGGAGACAAAACTTCAACTGCTGGCGATTTTACTATTGTATTTCCGACGCCAACAGCAACGGGCGCGATTATAAGATTAGCGTGATAACTGATGCCGCTATCAAAGATAGAATTTCAACCAGGCATTAACAAGGAGGCCACCGACTACAGTGCTCAGGGCGGCTGGGTTGACGGCAATCTTATACGGTTTAGAAAAGCCCGTGTTGAAAAAATAGGTGGCTGGCTACAGCTTGGCCAGAACTACTATCTAGGGCTAGGCCGTGCGATGCACAGCTGGATCTCCCTAGGCGGCACCAGGTTCCTGGGGATAGGCACTACCTGGAAGTATTACATTGAAGAGGGTAACGCCTATTACGACGTTACCCCAGTGAGACTCGTCACCAGTGCTGGTGATGTGACCTTTGCCGCAACTGACGGCTCCTCTACTCTTACTATTACAGACACTGCACATGGTGCGGTGAATAATGACTTCGTTACCTTTAGCGGAGCAGCAACCCTTGGCGGCCTTGTCACGGCTGAGGTGTTGAACCAAGAGTACCAGATCGTCCTGACTATAGACGCAAACACTTATACGATCATAGCAAAAGACACTAGCGATGCCGTTGTTACTGCTAACAGCAGCGACACTGGCAATAGCGGTGGAAGCACTGTTGGCACCTACCAGATAAATGTGGGCCTAGATACTTATGTCACAAGCACAGGTTGGGGTGTAAATACCTGGGGCGCCGGTGCGTTCGGCTCTGCCAGTGCAATCTCTGCAGTTAATCAGCTGCGCCTTTGGACTAATGACAACTTTGGTGAAAACCTTGTTATTAACCCGCGTGGTGCTGGCATTTACCGCTGGAAAGAAAACGACGGTGTGTCGGTAATCGCTAAAGAGCTGTCCGGCATTGCGGGTGCTAACCAGGTCCCAACCGTAGGTCTACAGGTTATTACCTCAGAGACCGACAGACACCTGGTAGTGTTAGGGTCCGACCCACTAAGCGGCGGCGTCAGGACCGGCATTATCGATCCCATGCTTGTGGCGTTTAGTGAGGCAGAGAATGAACTAGAGTTTGAAGCTCTGGCCACCAATTCCGCAGGCGATGTGCGACTCAGCTCTGGGTCCTTCATTGTAGGCGGCATGAAGTCTCGGCAGGAAATTCTAATATGGACTGACACTAGCTTGTATAGCATGAACTTTATTGGACCGCCATTGACGTTTGCCGTTAACCTCGTTAATGAAGGTGCTGGCCTTATTGGGCCCAAGGCTGCAGTCAATGCGTCCAATGGTGTGTACTTTGCATCTAAAACTGGCTTCTATGTTTACACGGGTGCGGTAAAGAAGCTGCCGTGCAGCGTGCAAGAATATGTATTTGAGGACTTGGATTTAAGCCAGGCATTCAAATGCCACATGGGCCTCAACTCAGAATTTGGTGAGATGTGGTTCTATTACCCGTCTAAGGAAGATGCTACTGGCGAGATTAGCCGGTATGTAATCTACAACTACGAAGAGAACACCTGGTCCATTGGGTCGCTGATTAGATACTCCTGGCTAGATGCCGGCATTGAGGATCTACCACTGTCAGCAGCGCAAGAGTCTGGGCAGAGTCTTATCTATGAGCACGAGACGGGTTACAACAATAACCAGGCGGCTATGACTAATGTATTCGTTGAGTCTGGTGACATGGCTATTGGTGATGGCGACAACTTCTCCTTTGTTAAGCAGATCATTCCTGATGTTGCCTTTATAAGCGACGGCAGCGCAAGCAACACCCCCGCAATGAACATTGTCTTAAAAAGACGCGACTACCCAGGGCAGTCATTGACGACTGACTCCACCACCCAGGTTACTGGAACATCTACCTTTAGCAACGTAAGAAGCCGAGCAAGACAGCTTGTATTCCGGTTTGAGTCTGACGACGATACTGCTGCCGCTGACCAGCTAGGCTATAAGTGGAGGCTGGGCTCTACCAGGATCACCATTCAACCGAGCGGTCGAAGAGCGTGAGCAGGCTCCTAGAGACCAGACTGCCACTTGCTTATGGCAATGATGTAGATGTAGATACATTCAATAGATTGGTCCGAGTGCTTGAGCTAAACCTCGGCTCTATAGACTTCACGATATCACCGCATTTTAACGCCACACAAATTAGTACACTTCAGTTTGCAACGGGTGCTATAATCTTCAACTCAACTAACCAAATACACCAGGCTTTTGATGGGAACGCGCTACGAGACTTGTATTCCCACCAGACCTATCCAGCTGGTCAAGTGATGACATCCGGCTTGGGAACTGTAACGGTAAACACGCCATGAATATGAAATTAGAAGATCAGCTTTTTAATAGTGTCCAATCAGAGATGATGAACCCTGGAACTCCTGCAATGTTTGCAGCTGGAGGCGAAGTTGATATGTCCCCCGCTCAAATGGCCCTCATGGGTCAGGCGCAAGAAGCTGTCGCAGAATCCGCAATAACACAAGATCCTAACGCAGACATTGCAGCTGCCATCGAAGAGATGATGATGCAGGCGCAAATGACTGATGACCCTACTGAGCGCCAGCAATACGAGCATTTAGCTGAAGCAGCTATGGTTGGAGCCAATGCTCCTATGGCTGAGCAAGCTATTGCACTGGCAAATGAAGGCCGCGGTGATGACACGGCTCTTGCTCACCTTCGACCTGGTGAAGTGGTACTTCCCCCAGAAGCATTTGAAGACGAAGATTTTGAGCGCGCTGTACAGAAAAGATTTGAGCAGCTTGATATCGACCCTCACCAAGCTGTTGTTGGTTTGGGTATTGCCTCATTAAACCCTATCACCGGACTAGAAGAATTTGGTTTCTTCAAGAAGCTGGCTAAAGGCGTAAAGAAGGTAGTCAAGAAAGTAATCAAGCCCCTGGCTAAAGTAGCCCAGTTCATTCCTGGTCCTTGGCAGCCTATCGCTGCACTGGTCAACAAGGCATACACTGTCTACGATGTAGCGAAAGGTAACATTAGTCCCCTGGCGCTGCTGACTGTTGCAGGACCTGCAGCCACTGGCGGTAGCATTGGCTCTAATATATCTAACATAACCAAAGCCGGTGGCGGTAGCTTTATGAGCGGCATAGGTGCCGGTCTTAGCGGTACAGGCGCTGCACTGAAAAGCGGTATAGGTAGTTTAGTGTCTAGCCCAATGGACACAATATTTGGTGGAGTGGGCGGCACTAAGGGTATCCCTGGACTACTGAAGACGGCTACTTATTCCGGCGCCGCCGCAGCACCAGGCGCAATAGCCGGAGCTGGTTCTAGTGTATTTAATCCAGGTGCTTTACCTGGTGCTCCAACTGGAATGATGGGCAAAGGTCTTACGACTATGGCCGGCCTTGGTGGCGGAGCAATGCCTGGCGGAGCAATGCCTGGTGTAGCGTCGGCATATACGATACAGCCTGGCGATACGCTTAGCGCAATAGCTGCAGCATTTGGAACGGATGTAGCGACCCTAATGGCTAACAACCCGCATATCACTGACCCCAACATGATTCAGGCTGGAGGTCAGCTTAATGTACCTGGAGCCCCTGCAGCTAATTCTGGCGGTTTATTTACCGGCGGCGGTGCTGATGGTGTTGGAAATTTCGGCATGGCGGGAGATTTTCTTGGCGGTATAACCGACAAATTTGGGCTTACTAATTACGGCGGCGCATCCGGCGGAAGTAACTTTGCCTCTGCGTTTGGCGGTGGCGGCGGCGGCGGGTTTGGTGGTAAAGATCTAGCGGCAATGGGCTTAGCTGGACTGCTCGGCAAGATGGCTTATGACGAAGCCAAGGACGCTAAGGGTGTA